CCGGGGGCCCGGGGCTGCTGGTAGTTCGTCACGGCGCGGGCTCCACGACGGCCTCCGGGGTCCACGTGGCGAGCCCGGACTCGTCCTCCTCCACGGACACGGACAGCAGGGTGGCGGTGACGGTGCCGATGGTGATGACCTGCCCGGGCTGCGGGGGGACCGCCAGGGCGGCGACCTGGCCGACGTCGAGGACGGTGCGGGGGGCGGCCGCGTCGAGCATCCACCCGGCCTGCGCGGACGCCGCGTCGTCGGTGTCGCTGCCGCCGACCTCGACGTAGGTCTCGGCGCTGCCGGTGCCCTCCCAGACGGCTCCGTCGTCGTGGCGGACCAGGGCCCGGGTCGGGCCGATGGTGGACTCCGTCAGCGTCGCGGACAGGATCCCGGCGGTGGACGCGGCACCGCCGGGCGGGGCGTCGGCGACGTGGACCGTCCCCCCCGTGTCGGTCCACGCGACGCAGCCCAGGCTGATGCAGTCCTGCAGGACGTCGGCCATGCTCGTGCCGACCTGCCAGGACCGTGACACGCGCTTCCCCGAGGCGAACGCTACCGCGGGCAGGGGGCCGGCGCCACGGCCGGTCGCCTCGGCCATGAGGGTGTTCCAGATGTCGTCCAGCGCCCACGACGGCTCGGTGTCGGTGACCTCCCACGTGGTGTCCGATGCGATGACGACGGTCCAGTCCGCCTCGGGCAGCTCCGGGTCCATCAGCTTCGCGACGAGGAGGAACCCCGCCGGGTTGTCGACGGTGCCCATGTCGGCGCGGTTGGTGACCTTCGCGGCCAGGACGTGGTCCCCGGCGCCGGGGGTGATGTCGACCGAGTGCATGTCCATCCACCCGCCGCCGCCGGACGCCTGCACGCCGAACGACGCGATCGAGCGGCCGTCGAGGTACAGGTCGCATGCGTCGTCGGCGGTGAACCACACGCGCATCGCCCCCGCCGCCCCGAAGACGTAGCGGAACCAGTTGACGGCCCCGTTCGGCGCGGGCTCGGTCGGGTCGGTGGACCACAGCCACGACGTTGCCGCGTCGAGGTCGATGAGGTCCCAGCCTTCGGGGTAGCCGGCGCGGGCGGTGGTGTCGTCGGCCCACGCGACCGCGGCCGGGGTCGCCCAGGTGACGCCGAGGTCATGGTCGGGGGAGTCCGCCGACGCCCAGTGGAAGACCCGGTCGCAGGCCAGGGACGCGGCGCGGGGGTCGCCGTCCTGCGGGACGTACGGGGCGACGATGGCGTTCTCCAGCAGCGCCATCGGGCCGCGGCCGGTGACGGTGACCGAGCCGAGGTCCCACGGCTCCCCGACGATCACGGTGGACCGCTTCTCCGCGACGAACACGGCGTGGGCGACGCCGGCGACGGAGCAGGTCACGTAGTCCCCGGCCGCCGGGACGGACGCGGCGCCGGGCGGGAAGGCGACGGACCCGGACCCGGGGCCGTTCAGCTCGCTCATCCACTTCCGTCTCATGCCGCCGGCGGGCGCGGTCACGAACAGGGTCACGTCAGGTCCAGTCCGACAGGACGGTCCACTGGGCGGTGACTTTCGCGGTGCGCCCGGACACGGCGTGCCCGCCGCCGGTGAACCGCGCGGACGCGGTCGACCCGGCCCAGCCGAGGGTGACGACCCCGGTGCCGCGGCACAGCGCGAAGAACGCCTTCACGGCGGCGGGGACGGCCGCCTCGCTGGAGCAGGCGATGAGGCAGCCGACGGACGCGGTGCTGAAAGTGGTCGGCATCCCCGAGACCTGCACGGCGGTGGACACGCCGGGCAGCTGGATGTCCTGCCCGCGGGGGGGGCGGGGGACCGCGAACCCGTCGAGCTCCTGGATCGCCGTGCATACGGTGCGCAGCGAGGTGCCGCCGACGGTGACGTCCCACGCGTAGGTCGTCATGAGGTGCTCATCAGGTAGGCGGCCTCGCGCAGCGTCGTCGGGAGGAACCGGTCGACGCGCTGCCCGGGCGGGGCCTGCACGGTGATGGATCCGATCGACAGGCCGCGGGAGGGCTGGGCGGCGGCCGCGGCGGCGGCGATGGTGCGGGGCACGTCGCCGGCGCGGGTGACGTAGCCGCTGGCGGGCATGGTGAGCAGTTCGGGGCCGGCCTCGCCGACGAGGTAGGTGCGGCCGCGGGCCACCGTGCCGCCGACGGCCCGCCCGGTCGCCGGGGCGGGCCGGGCTTCCTGCCCGTCCGGGTAGACGAGGGTGACGCGGCCGTTGACGTCGACCGTGATCGGGGTGCGGGTCAGGGCGTCCTCGATGGCCTTGCGCAGCGCTTCCCCCAGCGCGGTCATCTGCGCCTCGAGCTGGGTCTTCTGCGCGGTGAGCCCGTCGACGAGGGTCTGCGCGATGGCGATGCCCTCGTCGAACATGATGGATCCGGCTGTCTGCCCGAGCTGCCCGGCGGCGGTCTGGACCTGCCCGGCGACGGTGACGAGCTGCGTGAAGTCGGCGTCGGGCATGGCGAGGAGGCCCTTGGCCATGGCGGCGGCGCCGTCGAGGTCGCCGCTGATGGCGGCGTCGACGATCTGCCGTAGCAGCCACTGCGGCAGGCCGCGGGCCTGCAGGGCGGTGATGTCGGCGGCGAACTCCTTGATGGTCGCGAGGCGGCGGGTCATCCAGCGGGCGAGGCCGCGGGCGCTGGTGCCGGCCTGCATGATGTTCCCGGCGGCGGCCTGGGACAGGCCGGAGACCATCTGCTCCCGCTGGTTCCTCAGGTCGGTGAGGCTGGACTCGGCCGCGGCGAGCTGCTCGACGACGGCGGCGCGCTGGGTGGCCAGGCCGGCGAGCTGCTCGTTGGTGGAGGAGATGAGGGCGACCAGGTCGCGTTCCACGCTGCCGGACAGGGCGGCGCGGACCCCGTCGACGAGGCCGCCGAGGACGTCGTTGATCTGCTCGGGGGTGGATTCCAGCAGGGACGCGGCGAACCCGGGCGGGAGGAGCTCGCGGAGCTGGTCGCGCAGCGACGTGGCCTCGTCGATCTGCCGCTGCCGGTCGGCGGCGTTCTCCTCGGCCTGCCGCTGCCGTTCGGCGGCGCGTTCCTCGGACTGGCGGGCCTCGGCCTCGGTGACCCGGTTGATGGCCTGCTCGATCTCCAGTTGCTTGCGCTTGTACGCCTCGCTGTCGGGGGTCAGCAGGGCGAGCTCGCGACGCAGGTACTGCAGCCGCTTGCGCTCTGCGTCGACGTCCCCGAGCCCGATCAGGCCCCGCTCGAACCTGACCCCGGCGATCTGCGCGTCGAGGTCGGCGAGGGTCTGGTCCAGGTCGTAGGAGGCCTGGGCTGCGTCGCTGGTGGCCTGCGCGATCTCGATCAGCTTGGCGTTGTACTCGTCGGTGTCGGGCTTGAGCTTCCTCAGCTCGCCCTGAAGCCGGGCCAGGCGGGCGTTGGCGGCGTCCAGCTCGCTCATGCCGATGAGGCCGCGTTCGAACTCGATGCCGGCGATCTCCTTCTTCATGGCCTTGATCGCCTTGCGGGTGTCGTCGGCGGCGGCGGCCTGGTCGGCGGCCATCGCGTCGGCGGCCGCGCCGACGGCGGCCTCCTGCCGGGCCACCTCGACCAGCGCGGCGGCGTGCTCTCTCGTGCCGGGGGTGGTGGCGGCGAGGGCCTCCTGGGCGCGCTTGAGCCGTTCCTGGGCCTGCTCCAGCTGGGGCAGGCCGGCGATGGACGCCTCGAACTTGATGGCGTCGACCTCGGCGAGGGCTGCCTGCTCCGCGGCGAGGCCCTCGACCCGGTCCGTGAGCCCGGCGACGGCGCCACCGGCCGCCTCGAATGCGCTGGTCGCCGCGGCGCCGAAACCGGACAGGACCCCGCTGCCTCGGGCGGCAGCGGCACCCACGTCATCGGTCTCGATCCCGAGGAGGCGAGCGACGCCAGCGGCGATCCGCTGCTCGTCGGTGTTCTGCTTCCAGGCCTCGGCGGACAGGCCCAGTTCGACCCGCTGCCCGTAAAGGGCGTCGAGGAGCCCCTCGAGTGCCTGGTCCCCGCGGCTCTCCATCTGGTTGAGGTTGGTGAGCCGCTGGATGACGGCCTGGGCTTCGTCCTCGGTGCCGCCGAGGATCGTGGCGAAGTCCTCCCAGGCGATGCCCATCCCGTCGATGAGCTTCCGGTCGTCGTCGCTGACCGCGTTGAAGGCGTTCTCCACGGCGAGGGCGATGGTGTCGCCGGTGAGTGCGCCTGTCTGCTGGTCCAGGGACGCGGTGAGTTCGTCGACACGCGCCCGGGCGTCGGACTGGGCCTGCATGAACAGTGCCGCAGCGGTGGTGGCGCCGGCGAGGGCGATCCCCCATGGACCGCCTATCAGGCCGAGGGCGCCGGAAAGCGCGCCCTTCAGCGCGGTCCCCGCGGCCTGGCCCCCGGACATGATCTTGAACATCTCTCCCAGGCGGGCGGAGAACGTGGCAGTCGGTCCGCCGGCCTTACCGGCGGACTGGCCGGCGTAGGCCCAGGCCGTCCCCAGCGAGCGGAACGCGGTGGCGGCCGTCCCGGCCGCGCCGGACATGCCGCTGAGCCAGCCCAGCCGGGAGGCGACCGCGAGCCCGCCGAGGGCGAGCGCGGTGTTGCGGATCGGGCCGGGCAGGGACGCGAACCCGGACGCGAGGCTGCCGGCGACGGCGGCGAGCCCGGACAGCCCGCCGAGGACCGGGCCGGCGAGGACCGCAGCGGCTTCCCCGGCCTGCGCCTGGAGGTCGGCCCACTTCTGCGAGGCGTCCTTGATCTTGTTGCCCATGGAGTCGGACGTGCGGGCGACGTCGCCCTGAGCGTCGGCGGTGCGTTCCATGATGAGCGCGGAAGCGGCGAGGGTCTTCTGCTGCGGGGTGAGCGCGTTGGTCGTGGTGGAGATGAGCCCCAGTTCCAGGGCCTTCGCCTTCAGGGCGGCATCGTTCAGGCTGACCCCGTACCGGGTGAGGGGTTCCATCTCCCCGCGCAGCCCGGACCCGATCGCGGCGATGGCGTCCGAGACCGATCCGCCGAAGTAGGAGGCCATGTCCGCGGCCCGGGCCAGCAGGTCGGTGGTGAACGCGGTCAGCTCCTGGCCGGTGAGGCCGGCCTGCTTGCCGAACACGGCGAGGGCCTGCGCAGCGGCGAGGCCCTCCTGCTGGGAGATGTTGAACGCGTCCCCGTACTGGTCGACCCAGCCGATGATCTCCTGCCCGGCGGCTCCGAACGACGTCGCGAGGGCGGCGGTGGCGTCCTCGACCGCGGCGAACGACTGGACCGCGCCCATCCCCCACTGGAGGACCTGCGTGCCCGCCAGGGCCGCCATGCCGCCGGCGGCGCCGGCGGCGAGGCCGCCGAGCCGGGACAGGGACCTGCCACCCTGGGCGGATGCCCCGTCGAGCCGCGACAGGTCCTGGCGCAGCTCCTTGGTGGACTTCCCGGCGGCGCCCATGGCCGCGACGTACTCGCCGGTCGCGGCGCGCAGCCGCACGGTGACGGTCCTGTCCGCCAACGGGTCCACCCCCTTCGGGTCTCGGTCTCGTCAGGTGACGCGTTCGGCCCAGAACCTGCGGCCGTCCATCGCACGTTCGTCGCCGGTGGCGTCTCGGCGGATCCTGCGCTGCTCCTCGTCGACGGCGGCGCACGCCTCGCACCGCGACGATCGGCCCTGCCACTCGTGCAACGGCCGGCCCCGGTCGTCCAGGGCCATCGACTCGTCCATCGGATGCCCGCAGCCCGGGCAGGACGCCTGCTCCTGCGCCATCCACGCGAGGGCGTCCTCGGTGTCCTGCGGGAGGAACAGCGGCTCCCCGGCCGCGGGCCACGCCCGGCCGAGGATGATGCTGCGGGGCAGCCGGTAGTGGTGCGCGGCCCTCAGCTCGGCGCGGAGCCGTGGATCATCGCGTAGGCCACGCGGGCTTTTGGGATCTCGGCTACTCCGGCGTTGGCGGTGAGGCACGCCTTCCACAGCCGTTCGACCTGGCCGAGGCCCCAGTCGTCGTACACGCCGCGCCACCAGTCGAGGGTGGTGTCCGCGGGCTGCACGCAGGTCGCGGACATGAGCGCCGGCGGGAACGTGTCGGCGTCCCACATCAGCACCTGCCCCGCCGGGGCGTCGGCCTTCTGCGCCTCGGTGGGCGGGTGGGCGCGGAGCAGGTCGGAGTAGGCGCGGCGGCCCAGGGACCTGAACCGGAACTCGACCTCGGCCGCCCGGGCCTGCTCCTGCAGGCCGAGGACCTGCTCGGCGATGCCCGGGGCGACCGGGGCCCGGTTGGAGACCGCGTCCTGCCGCTGCGCCTCGAGGAGCTGCTCCTCGAGGTCCTCGATGCGCAGGACGAGCTCGGAGTCCAGGCAGATCCGCACCGGCTCGATGACGGGCTGCCAAGCGGCGGTGATGCCGGCCGCGGGGGGAGCGGCCGGCTGCCGCTTGCGGGGTGCGGTCACGTGCCGGCAAGGACGGCGAGGTCCTCGGCGTGCGCCTCGGAGGAGCACTCCGCGGTGAAGGTGCGCGCCTCGTCGCCCCACGAGCTGGGGGAGCGGGAGACGACGACGGCCTCCCACACGTTGACCTTCTGCGCGGCGGCCGGGGCGACCGTGGACCCGCCGAAGGGGCGTTCGACGAGGAACCCGGCGGCGTCGGTGGGCAGCGCGGTCCACGCGTCGTCGTCGGCGGCGACGCTGTCGCGGTACGCCTTGATGGTGATCTTCGCTGCCTCGATGTTCCCGGGGATCGTCTTGTTGACGCGGGAGGCGGCGTCGGATGCGTCGATGGTGGCGGAGGTCTGGGGGGCGTCGAACCCGTCCCGCGTGAGGTACGGGGTGAGGTCGGTGCCCGCGTTGATCTCCGCGACGGTGGGGGCGAGCGTCGCGGAGGCGATGGTGGGCACCCACCACAGTCGGGAGATGCCGGTCGTTCCCTGGCGTGCCATCGGGGTTCCTCCAGAGGGTGGGGTCAGGCGGGGACGGTGTGGATCAGGTACCGGTCGGCGGCGTACCAGACCGGGGGGGTGGTGTCGTCGTCGCGCTGGACGGCCTGGGAGTCGGCCAGGCGGACGGGCCAGCAGTGCCGGCCGGTGACGGTCAGGGTGGTCCCGAGGAGGGCGCCGCGGCCGCGGTCGCGCATCTCGTCGGCCTGCTCGGCGACCCGGCCGACGTAGGTGACCTGCACGACCTGGTCGGCGTCGGCGTCGGGCGCCGCGGCGGTGCCCCCGTCGGGGGTGGTGGATCCGGGCCAGACGACGGCGTATGCGGTGAACTCCGCCGCCGGGCCGGGGTGGGACTGCCAGCCGCAGCCGGGGGGCATGGCGGCGTACCCGGCGGGGACGGCTACGTCGACGGCGTCCTGGACTGCCTGGGCGAGCGGGCGTTCCAGGGGCCACGCGACAGGGGGCGGGGGTGCGGGGCTCACAGGAGCCTGCCGATCGCGGCCGCGAGGGCGGCGGCCATGCGCGGCGCCTCGGCCTGCAGCGCCGGCCCGAGGTGCGGTCGGGGCGGGTTGTTCACGGAGCCGTACTCGATGAGGTTCCCCAGGGCGCCCTGCCGGCGGGTCTTGTCGGGGCCGATCTCGGCCTCGTAGACCTGCTGGTCCCAGCGGGTGTCGTAGGTGATCGAGGCCGGGTAGGCGGGCGCGTGGGCCATGCCCTTCACGGCGTCGCGGGCGTCGCGCTTGATGTTGACGGCGGCCCGGTCGACCACGCGCAGGCACTCGGCCTGGACCCGTGGGGGGAGGGCCTGGAACGACATGGCGAGCCGGTCGAGGCCGGTGGCGTCGACGGTGACGGTCACGGGGTGTCCTCGGTGCAGTCCAGGCGGGTGGCGGACACGTGGGTGCCGCCGCCGACGCCGGTGACGCGGAGCAGGCCGAGGGGGGTGGCGGGCCCGCCGGCGGTGACCTGGACCAGGTCGCCGGGGGCGGCGGGGGTGCCGGCGGGCACGGACACGGTCCACCCGGTGGTCGCGATCGGCTGGTCGCCGGACCTGGTGTCCCCGGCGCTGCCGGCGCGGCGGACCCTGCACGGCCCGGCGTACACCTCGCTGCCCGCGGCGGGGGTCCACTCGTCCGTGGCCGGGTCGTAGCCGCCGCCGGGGGCGGGGGGGCGGGTGATGGTGCACGTGTCCTGCATGAGCGACCCGGCGAGCGACTGCGCGGCGGCCGCGGCGGTGGCGGCGGTCATCGGATGGCCAGGGACCCGGCGAGGGGGGCGGACGCGGAGCGGCGCAGCGCGGCCCGCTCGGCGGGGGTGAGGGTGATGCCTGTGAGGTCGCCGTCGGACCCGGCCCAGGTGCGGGCGTAGTCGTCGACCGACTCGCTGCGCAGCCCGAGGGGGTTGGTGAGCGCGCGGACGGCGACGCCGACCGTGACGGCCCGGATGTGGTCGGGGACGGTCTCCCAGCCGGAGTCGTAGGAGACGGTGGCCCGCAGCGGCCCGGGGACGCTGGACGAGGTGCCCGGCGTCCACGCGATCCGTACCAGGGGGGACACCCCGTCCCAGGTCCACTCGGACCCCTGGGCGAGGGTGACGCCGTCGATCTCGACGGAGGCCACGTAGGTGACCGGCTGCTGCGGCAGCCGGATCAGGAGCCCGTGCCGGTCGCCGTCGACGGGGAGGGACACCTCCCAGGTGGCCTCGGTGACCTCCTGCCTCAGGTGGTCGCGGACGAGGCCCTGCGCCAGGTCCCGGGCCAGGGCCGCCTGCCCGGCCGGGGGCGCGGTGCCGAGCAGGTCGGCCAGGTCGGCCACGTCGAACAGGTCTGCCATGGTCGCCTCCTCGCGGTCGGCTCGTCGGGGCTGCCTGCCCCCGGGCGGTCCGGGCCAGGGGGCAGGCAGGCGGGGTCAGATGGCCAGGCCGGACACGTAGCCGTGGGCCTTCTCGTTGCCGTAGGCGAGGCCGACCTCCCCGTACAGCTGCACGTCGTCCGACGCGCCGGTCCTGGCCAGCGGCTCGGCGAAGAAGTGCCCCTTGCCGGGGACCTCGAGGAACACCGGCGCGCACTGCTCCAGGGAGCAGACGATCAGCTTGTGCTGCGGGACGAACCGGTCGAGCATCACGTTCAGCGTGCCGAAGTCGGTCTCCACCGTGGTCACGTTGACGCCGGCGACGTTGCGGGACGACTCGACGAACTTGCCGTAGGCGGAGGCGTACGCCTTGCTGAGGGCCCGCTTCTGCGCGGAGTTGACCAGCAGGGTGGCGGTGGCCTGCTCGGTGATGCCACCGGAGTCGTAGACGGCCTGGAGCAGGTCGTCCAGGAGCGTGGTGGTCAGGGCGGGCGTCTTGTAGGCGGTGGCCGCGGACGCGTCGGTGGTGATGTCGACCGCGGCGCCGCCCTTGCTGGCGGACACCTGGAAGTCGTTGGTGCCCTTGTTCACGACCCAGTAGGTGGTGTCGGTGGCCAGGCCGGCGCCGCCGGTCAGGGCGGTGAACACGACCTGGTCGCCGTTGACCAGCCCGTGCGCGGTGGAGTTGACCTTGTCGGTGGACGCGGTCGCGGTCACGGTGGGCAGGGCGTCGCCGAGCTGCGCGGGGCCGCGGGCGTTGCTGCTGATGGCGGCCAGCAGGCCGCGGGTCTTGCGGCCGGTGGAGTTGTTCGCCGGGGCCTGGTAGGCGCCGTTGAGGAAGGAGTACTCGATGTCGCGGACCATCTGCTTGAGCATCTGCTCGACCTGCCAGTCCACCTCGGAGCGGACCGGGTTGGCGGCCTCGTCGTTGATGCCGGCCTTCAGCCCGACCGCGGCGATCTTGGAGTAGGCGACGGACACCTTCTCCTGGTGGATCTGCACGACGTTGGACACGTTGCCGCGGACCCGCTCCTGCGCGGTGGGCGCGGTGGCGCCCTCGACGTTCTCCGGCTGGGAGGCGTTGCGCAGGTCGAAGGTCTCCCACTCGAACGCGGTCGAGGTGGTCTGGCGGCCGCCGGACAGCCCGCCGATGGCGGAGAAGAACGGGGTGTCGGCGGGGGTGAGGGCGTGGAGGATGCCCGTGTAGTTGGGCAGGTTGTACGTGGTGCCGAGTCCGGTGACACCGGCCATGACGGCCTCCTTGGGTGTGTTGTCCGGGCTCAGCCCGGTCGGGTCATGTCCTCGCCGCGGCGGCGAGCTTCTGGCTGTTCAGGGAGACGACGGCGCGCCAGTCGCTGGCCTTCTGGGCGGCGGCGATCTGCTCGTCGAGGCTGCCCTTGCTGGCGGTGCCGCCGGGCTTGGCGCCCTGGGATGGGTCCGGTGCGGGGGTGCGGGGCCCGGGCCCGGCGGCGGCGAGGTAGGGCTTGGCGGTGACGAGGGCGTCGATGGCGGCCGTCAGGGCGGCGGTGTCCACGGCGCCGTCGTCGCCGACGAGCGCGGCCGTGTCGAGCAGGGCGAGCGCGTCGCCGGGGTCCGCCAGCTTGCCGGCGGCGGCCGCGGTGACGGCGCTGGTGACCTGGGCGCGGGTCGCTGCCGCCACGGCGTCGTCGCGGGCCTTCTCGGCCGCGGCGAGCTGGTCGGCGAGGCGCTGCGTCTCGGTCTTCTGCTGCTCCTCGATCTTGGCGAGGCGGTCGGCGGCTGCCTTCAGGTCGGCGTAGTCGGCGAACTTCCTGCGCTCCCGGGCGAGGCGTTCCCCGACGATGCGGTCCACCTCGTCCTGCTGGTACGACCTGCCCGGTGCGGGCGTGCCGTCCGCGCCGGGGTCACCGGGCGTGGGGTCTGGCGTGGGGTCTGGCGTGGTCACGGTCATGGGTGGTCTCCGTTTGCCCGTCGGCTGCTGCGCCGGCCTGTGACGCGGCCGTGGCGTTCCCCGCGAGATCGCGGGTGGGAGGTGCTACCCGCCCGTGGTGGGGGGCGGGGGCATGGGGAAGGCCCCGGACCAGAAGGTCACGGGGCCTTACGGGGGGAGGTCGGTCAGGCGGTGGCGAGGCGTCCACGCCTGTGGATGTCGTAGCCCTCGTCCTGGAGGGCCCCCGCCAGCAGGTCGCAGGGTGTGTTGCGGTCGAGCCAGGAGTAGACCGCGGCCTCCTGGCGGTCCCGCGGAGCACCGAACACGCCGAGGACGTCGAGCAGCTCGAAGTATCCGATCACCTGGTGCTCGCGCCCAGGCTCGCGGATCTCTCCCGGCTGGAGCACGAAGCGGCTGCCGCTCATGGCGCGGTCACCTCTCCGTAGACCACGGTGACGCCCGATTCGCGGCGTCGCTCCCTCACCACGATACGCGCGTCCCTGGCGATGAGGAACTCATGCTGCCATGCCCACTCCTGGCTGCCGTAGGGCTCGATCCACGCGCCCAGGGAACCAGCTGGGACATGGAGGCGCAGCAGCATCCCGGAACGTCCGAGGAAGGTCTCGGCAACGGAGCGGGCCACCGATGCGGACATGAACGCCGGGCTGCTGAACACGTACTGCGGCATCAGCCGATCCGAGAGGACGGTCGCCCGCCACACGACGACCCCAGGCGATCGCACCGCTCGGGTCAGCAAGTCCCCCGCCCGGATCATCGCCCGAACCCGGCCCATCTCCGGGCCGCTCAGTCTCGCGTAGGACTCGGGCGCCTCCCACAGGACCCGCCCAAGCAGCCTGTGGCCGCCCGACTGGTAGTCGGCAACAGCCCGGACCGTCCGCTCGTCGGGTGCCAGCTGCACCCGTTCGGCGTGCGCCTGCAGCCGGGCCAGCATCCTGCGTTCGTCGTCGTCCATCGGGTAGCCACCTGACGTGGTGCGACGCCCTCCTGCACCGCGGCCTCCCGAGCCTGCCACAGTGCGCTCGCCGGGAACGCGAGGCGGCCCGCCGGGCTGTCCGCCCCGACCGCTGGCCGCCGCCCCACCGCGGTTCGGGTGCTCGGCGAAGTAGCCCCACTCGCGTAGCAGGCCCGCGGCCTTGGCCCGGTCCCCGCCGGAGGAGGCCAGGGCCATGGCCACCGCGGGCCGGCGTGGCTCGTAGATGTTCCGCGAGCTCGGCGCCGAGGAACGCCACATGCCCCGGTCGGCGTTGACGGCCTTGTTCATCGGGGTGCCGTCGCGGATCGCGGCAGCCGTGTCCTTCCCGAACAGCCGGTCCTGCTCTTCCGTGGTGAGGGACTCGAAGTAGGCGCCCGGGGACAGGACCCGCGGGATCGGCTGCCCCTCGACGAGGGGCTCGTGGACGCAGTCGCAGTTGGATACGATGACCCCGTTGGCCGAGTACCAGCCCTCCGACGAGGTGAGGTTGTAGACGTGCCCCGCGAACCGAACCCGGCGGACCTCGACGACGCGGTCCAGCGCTACCTGTCCGGCGAGCCGGTGTCGCAGATCCTGGCCGCGACCGGCGTACCCCAGTCGACTCTGAACCGTGAGCGGACCCGCAGGGGCATCCCACCGCGGCGCAACATCCCGATGCCCGTCGAGGACATCGTCAGCGCCTACCTTGAGGGCGAGAGCGAGTACAGCCTGGGCCTGCGCTACGGGGTCAGCCGCAACGTGATCCGCCGCCGACTGGAGCAGCACGGCGTCGAGGCCAGGGACATGTCCCAGGCTGGACTCGTACGCGCCAGCAAGATGACAGCCAGCGAGCGCGCCCGCCAGGCGGACGCTGCGCACGCTGCGACCCGCGGACGCAAGGCTCCGTTGGAGGAACTGGAGCGCCTGGCGGTCTCCCGCGAACGCCTTGTGTCGAACCAGAGCCAGGGCGAGCGCGACCTCATCGACTGGCTGGTCCAGCGTGGGCTGGAACCGACCCCGCAGAAGGCGATCGGGAAGTACAACGTGGACATCGCCGTGGCCCCCGTCGCCGTGGAAGTCCTCGGCGGTGGTTGGCACCTGGAGAAGCGGCACCACGCCACCCGGACACCACAGATCCTCGATGCGGGCTGGCATCTGCTGTTCGTGTGGAACCACGAGGGGGACAGCGCCCTCAGCCAGGGCGCTGCTGACCACGTGGTGGCCTGGCTGGACGAGGTTCGCCGGGACCCACCCGCGGTCGGTCAGTACCGGGTGATTAGCGGTGGCGGCGACCTCCTTGCCACCGGCTGTCGCGATGACGACAAGTTCCCCCTCGTACCACCGCCGCGTGGCCGCACGGGCCGCCGGGCCTGAGACCACGGTCCCGGCGGGGAAGCACTGCGGGTGCCTAGCGAACCCGTCGGACCAGGCGTAGACGCGTCCGGCGAGGATCGCGCACCGCCCGCACGACGGGGTCCGCAGGACGCGGATCCACCCGGTGACGCGCGGCTCGGCGACGATCGCGGCGGACACGGCGTCCCGGCCGGCGTCGGCGGTGCGCTGCGCGGCGATGGTCCCCGCCAGGCGGCGCCCGGCGGCCATCGCGTCGCCTGGCGGCTGGCCCTCGCCGATGCGGCGCAGGACCCGGATCCCCGGGACGTGCAGGGCGCGGGCGATGCTCTCGGGGTCGGTGAACGCGGACGGGACGAGGGTCTCCGCGGACGCCGGGGCGAGGCCGGCGGCGGTGACGAGGGACCCGACGTAGCCGCCGGCGCCGGCGGCGGCGGCGGTGCCGGCGGCGGTGAGGATCCGCACCGAGGCCGGGAGGGCCTGCGCCCACGAGTCGAGGACCGCGTCGGGGTCGACCCGGTCGTCCCACAGGGCCTGCACGGCGACCGCGGCCGCGGTGGACAGGCCACGCTGCCGTGTCCACCAGGCCGCCGGCTGCGGGCTGGTCGCCGTCAGCGGCATGTCAGGAGGCGGAGGCGGGCACCCCGGCGGCGCCGAACGCGCCGACCAGGTCAGCGGTCAGCTGGTCCGACGCGGCCTGCTGGTCGTCGGACTGCATCCGCTTGATCTGCGTCTCGGAGTAGCCGACGTCCTCCCGGGCCTGCCGCCTCGAGGTGATCCCCCCGGCGTACAGCTTGACCGCGGCGTCGGCCTTCTGCGCGATCGTGGGCGTCGCGGCGTCGCGCCACACCGTCGTCAGCGCCCGCGCCTCGTCGGGGACCTCCCCGTCCGCGATGAGCAGGCACAGGCGCATCACGGACTCCCAGGACCCGCCGAAGGACCGCTGCCGCCGCTCGGCCCGCTTCACCAGCCGCGTCTCGGAGGAGCGGATCGCGTCCGCGGACGCCGGGTTGTCCGTCGTCATGCCGAGCTGGTGCGGCGGCAGGCCGGCCAGGGACGCGACCAGCCGGGCGAGGGCGTTGATCGTGTCGTGGAAGTTCGACAGGGACGCCTCGGCGAACTGGCCCATCTGGACCTCCGAGGGCAGCGCCCCCGTGGCCCACAGCCGCCCGGCGACGCGTGACCATTCCCCGATCTGGTTGCCCTGCGCGTCGGTGAAGTCGGCCTCGGTCATGCCGACCACCCAGCGGCGCGGCATCGCGTGGAACTCCGCGGCGACCATCATGTCGGTGGCGACCTTGCACGCCGCGTCGGACAGGGGGACGACGTCGACGAGCTCGGACTGGCCGAGGGGGGCGAGGGTGCGGGGCCGGTTCGCGACCGGGACGACGGGGACGACGCCCAGGCCGTGCTGGTCGGAGTCCTGCAGGACCCACCCGGTCCCCGCCGCCGACCCGGGGGCGACGGGCCGCGCGTACCAGGAGGTCCCCGAGGGCAGGTAGAGGGTGGCGTGCTCGACGCCTTCGACGTCGTCCCGCCAGCACTTCCACGCCGCGCGGACCGCCCGGGTCCGCGGGTCGCAGTCCACGGTGACCTGCTCGGAGGACTCCACGGTGACCACGGGCACCCCGGCGTCGCCGGAGCCGACGGACACGAACGACGTCCCGGTCGCCAGGGCGTCCACGTGCGCCATCTGCGACCCCTCGTCGAGGTCGTTGGCCTGCCACCACGACCACAGCCGGTCATCTCCGGCGTCGTCGGTGCCGTAGCGGAAGCCCTCCACGTCCAGGCGCTCGTCGACGGAATCGACCACGAGCCGCGGCCAGTTCACGACCACGGCGCGGATCCGCCCGTCCAGCTCCCGCAGCAGCTCCGGCGCCAGGTAGGACAGCGGCTGCCGGCCGTCGTAGTAGGCGTCCCACCGCTGCGCGGCCGCGGCCTGCCGCTGCAGCCGGGGGGCCAGGACGCCGATCCACTTCTCCACGGTCAGGGCGCTCACGGCATCACCACCATCCTCGGCCTCGGCCTGCTTCGATGCTTCCCGGCGGCGACGGCATCGCACGCTGCCTCGTGGGCGAGCGCGTCGGCCATCGCCAGGTCGATCTTCCGGCCCGGCGCCGGCTTCGCGATCACCGTGCCCCCGGAGCGGCGGACCCGCCGCGCGTTGCGGACATGCTGCTCGGTCGTCGGGCAGCCGTCGTGGACCAGCGCCCCCGTGGCCAGGTCGGTCGTCAGCCGCTCCAGCGCGGCGGCCATCGGCCGGGTCCGGTACGTCGGCCACGCCGCGACCCGCTCGGGCCAGCGGACCGCCCACGCGTCGATCTCGGACTGCCACAGCTCCGGGTCGCAGTAGCAGCGCAGCACCCGGAACCGGTCGAACAGCTCCTCCACCGCGGCGCCCACCTCCCCGCGGGGGATCTCCCCGCCGTGGACGGCCGGGTCCCACCACGTCGGCGCCGGCGGTGTCCCGAACACCGGGGTGAACCCGGCCAGGGTCCCGTCGTCACGCACCCAGCGGCCCCGGATCGCGGTCCAGTCATCCGACAGGCTGCCGTCGAACCCGAAGGCGATCATCGCCCCGTCCGGCGGGGCCACGCCCTGCCTGGCCGCGGCCGTCCACGCATCCGGGTCGAAGTACGCGTCGGACCTGGCGACGATCCTGTTCAGGAAGAACCGCTCCGCCTGGGCGTCGTCGCCGCGGGCCACCAGCTCCGCGACGTCCGCGTCGATACGGTCCAGGTCCACCCAGCCGCCCCGCGAGGTCGCCGAGTCCCCGTACACCGCGCGGAGCACCTTGCGCCGCTCCCGCTTGTTCCGCACCGAACCCGCCGGCGGCTGCGGATAGTCCACGAACACGTCCGGCAGCCGCGCCTCGAACGTGCGCTGAGCGTCGGACTCCTCCGCCGGATCCCACCCGTTCGTCGTCGCGATCGACCGGCCCCCCATCCCGGCCAGGTTCCGCCGCTGCGTGTCCGCCAGCCGCCACCCGCCGTTCGACTCCAGCCACGAATGCGGCTCGTCGTGCACCGCGGCGGTGATCCGCTGCCCCAGCCGGGAACGACCCGACGCGGTCACCGGCTCGACCAGGCCCCCGCCGGGCAGGTTGATCCGCGACTCGCCCACGTCGGGGATCACGTCGACCAGCGGCCCCTCGGTGATCATCGGCATCAGCGCCCGCCACACGTTCGCGGTCTGGTCCTCCGACGCGGCCGCGATCTGCACCCACGGCGTGTCCCAGCCGCGGCCGACCGGCTCCCCCGCCGAGTCCCACCCGTCGAACAGCACCGGGCCCGCCGCCTCCGCGAGCACCCACGCCGCCGACAGCGGCCCTTTCCCGTGCTTCTGTGGCCGGACCAGCATCGACCGGCGGTAGCGGAACGCGGCCGACGGCCGCGCCAGGTCGGCCACCGCGTCCGGGTGCAGCCGGTAGTGCCACAGCAGGAACCGCAGCTGCTCGTCGGTCAGGACGAACGGCTGCCCCGCCCGCGGCCCGTCAGGGACCACGCACCACGCCTCGATCCACTCCCCGACGAGGTAGCCCAGCGTCGGGAACTCACCGGCGACCTCCGGTCCGCGCCAGCCGTCACCCCGCCGACGAGGCACCGGCATCCACGGCACGCAGCCGGCGACGCGCCGCAGGCTCCGGCGACGCCTGGTCGACCCGGTCCGCGCGGACCGCCCCGACCTCGTCCGCCGCGACCTCCCACCGCAGCCGCAGCATCGACATCGGCGACAGGCCCAGCCGGTCCTCCAACTGCCTCGCCTCCCCCAGGATCGACGCCGCCGCCCCCGGCTCCTCCGCGGCCAGCAGCACCAACGCGTACCGGGCCACGACCCGCGTCCACCCCAACCGCTCCCACGCCGCCGCCTGCGGCGTCGCCCACAGCGAACGCCACAAGGCCCTCGCCTCGACCGGGACCGACCCGGCCAGCGGCCACCTCGGCGCACGCCCCACCCGGCCCGCCGCCGGCAGGCGCACCGTCGACGGGACCGCGTTACGGCGGCGACGCTGCCCCGCCGGCTTCGGAGGAGGACCAGGCATCAGCAGCCTCCCTCAGGGGAGTTCGGATCTCGTACGCACCCGGGGACACC